AACAACAAACAAGAGGAGAATGTTATGGCAAGAGCTAAAACATCTAAAACAACAAAAGTGAGAAATCTTTTCTCAACAGGTAATTCAGTTACTTGGAAAACTTTGAGGTCAAAATTTGACCTAAGGTCACCTGCTTCAATGGTAGGTAAATTAAGAAACGAAGGCATGATGATTTATGAAAATAGAACATCAGCTGGTGTTTCTTACAGAGTTGGTACACCTTCGAAAGCTGTAATCGCTGCTGGTCAAGCTGCGTTATTCGGTGCTCAAGGTTACTCAGCGTAACTTATATTCAGAGGCGGCCTTCGGGTCGCCTCCGTTTTTATGGAACTATTAGGTTTATTTTTTATTGGAGTACCTTTTTCAATATGTGTAATGTATATTATTTTAACGGTGATGAGTGATGAGTAATCATTTAAGAAATATTAGAGCACTTATGGAAAGTGCTAAAAATTTTGAAGTCAGCCGTAAAGTCGATACATATGAGTATGAGTCTTTAGAAAAAATGATATTAGATGACCAGATTAGATATAGTGAGGTAATCGAACTATTTACAGATAAAATTTATAGTGCATGGTTTTATGAAAGAAACTTTGCTGATGAACAAGTGACAATAACAAGGTATTCAGATTTATGATATTAGTTGACTTAAACCAAGTATTGATTTCAAATCTAATGGCACAAACCAGAGGCCAACCAGATAAAACCAATGCTAATGAAGAAATGATTAGACATATGGTAATGAATTCATTGCGTGGATTTAATGTTAAGTTTAGAAACAAGTATGGTAAAATGGTGTTATGCTCAGACGCAGCTAATCCTTGGCGTAAAGACATATTTCCTAATTACAAATACAGTAGAAAGAAAGGTAGAGAAGAATCATCCTTTGATTGGGATAATATATTCAATATAATTACCAATATTAAAAATGAAATTAAAGAAAACTTCCCTTATGTTGTTATGTACAACGAGAGGTGTGAAGCTGACGATATTATTGCTACTTTGGTCAAGTATTATTATCAGCATGAACCAATAATGATTGTATCTGGTGACAAAGACTTTATACAATTACAATTTTACAAAGGTGTTGACCAATATGCACCTATACAAAAAAAGATGGTAGGTTTTGATGAAGAAGGTATCAGAATAGACCCTAAAGAATTTTTATTAGAACAGATTATGAAAGGTGATAGGTCAGATGGTATACCAAACATACTATCGCCAGACGATTGCTTTGTAACTGGTGAAAAACAAAAACCAATGACAAAGAAAAGACTTGATGAATATTCATGTATAGATAATCATACAGATGAAATTAGAACAAATTGGCTTAGAAATAGTAAGTTAATAGACCTAAACCAGATACCACAGGTCTACGAGGATGCTATTATAAATAGTTATCGAAGTTATAAAGTTAATGACCGTAGTAAGTTATTAACATATTTTATTGAAAATAAATTGAAGTCTTTAATGGAAAACATTGGTGACTTTTAACATGGAGAAATAATATGGCAACTCAAAACCCTAACTTGATGTCGAAATCAGCAATGCAAACAATGGCTGCTACTAGCGGTAGTGGTAAATTATTAATGCACGAAGTATTGACTAAAGTTAATAATGCAAAAGATAAACCTAAAAAGATTGAAGTATTGAAACAATACGACACACCAGGTTTACGAAGAATTATTAAAGGTTCATTTGACCCTAATATTAAATGGGATTTACCAGAAGGAAGTCCACCGTTTATTGCAAACGAGGCACCTGAAGGAACTGAACATTCATTATTAGAAAATGAATCTAAAAAATTCTGGCATTTTGTAGTAGGCGCAGACGCAGCTACATCAAAAACTAGGAAAGAAACTATGTTTGTTCAAATACTAGAAGCTTTACATAAAAGTGAGGCTGAAGTAGCAATCCAAATGAAGGATAAAGAACTACATAAACATTATAAAGGCCTATCAACAGCCGTAGTTAAAGAAGCATTTAACTGGAATGATGATTTTAAAACACCAGAGGGACCAACTAGAGGTACTTCATCTGGAGCGCTATCTCAATAGCGAATCAACACATTATAGGGGGTGGTCAGTTATGTCACACCCCCTAATATTTCAAAAAAACAAGTAAAATCAACGAAAAAAAAGTGAAAAAAAGCGTAAAAAGTGCTTGACTCTAGCTGTATTTTAGTGTATTATAGTACCATAAATAACAAAGAGAGGATAATATAATATGAAAAAGTTTGCTTTGACAGTTTTAATCATTAATGGTTTGTTGTGGTTTGGTCTATCCAGCCTTGCAAGTCAGGCTAAGGCTGATGATTATAACACGGCTGTTGTTGCTCATGTTATCAAGGAAAAAGTTTCTGGTAACGGTGTCGATATGTCGGTTTTAGAAAACGAAATGCAAAAGTTAGCTTATACATTTGCTTTACAAATGACAGATGTTTTAGAAAAAAACTTACCTGCCATTTTAGAGGGTATAGCTGCTGAATTGAGAATGAACGCAGATAGTAAATATAAATGTTCATTATTAAAAGATACGAAGATTGCTGATAAAGAGTGTTCGTAAAAAATATATGGCTACAAGAAAATCAAAAAAGTTTAAAGATGATGTTCCTGAAATACCATTTACATTTGACTTTTATTTGGTATATTGGGAGGATATTCAATCAGACGCTGGTTGGAAATCATTAAAAGAAATTCAAAGAATGAAACCTGCTATCTGTGTATCAACTGGTTGGTTGGTAAAGTGTGATAAAAAGGTTCATGTTTTGATGAGTGACTACAATTATGAAGATAATGGCGAACTTGCAGATGGCGGTAATACAACAGTTATTCCTACCAAGAATGTCATTAAGAAATTCAAAATTGCAGATTTATAATAACTAACGGGAGAACTATATTATGGCGAGTAAAGAAATTGACAGGTGGCTAAAATCAGAAATTGAAAATGTACCTGATAAACTAATCAAGTTTAGAGATAGTAAACTTGAATCAAAGATGACCTACTATACAGGTAATTGGCAAACAGATGTTATGGCCAATTTAACTCAACGACAATCAGAAAAACTTTTTGGTAAAATGCAGAAAATCGTTAATGCAGGCGGTTTAGCATTTTTTCAAAAGCGTATGAAACCCATTGAGATAAAAGAAAGTGAGTTTACTGAAGCTGAAACTATCCAAGGTTTTGAATATATTGTTATGAGAACAAAGAGGTCATAATGAGAGAAAAAATCAAAACTATTCTACAAACATTAATGGTGGTTACCGTCATTTTATTTGGTATTGGTATATACACCGTAGTTGAGGGTGCAAAAGAAGATAAACAAGCTTCAATACTTGAAAAAGAAGTAGAGGAAGTTGTTGAAACTTTAGAAGCAATTAACACTTACACATTACCAGATTTTGAAAGAGCAAACAATCAAACATTTATTAATAGTGTAGGTGCTTGTGTAAACTATATTTACAATACAACAACAGATGTTACACCTGTAATTTATGAGGTATTATTGGCTCAGGCCGCTTTAGAAAGTGGTTGGGGTAATAGTAGATTTTCACTAGAGGGTAAAAATCTGTTTGGTATTCGTACATATGATTTAAGAGAACCACATATGTTACCAAGTAACAATCCTAAAAAATGGGGTGTCAGAGTCTATATGCACGAATGTGATAGTGTACAACATTATATGGATATACTAAATAATGGTAGTGCTTACGAAAAGTACAGAGAATTAAGAGATAAAGGTATAGAAGATTCACTATTATATGTTGAAACATTAGGTGCTTATGCAGCTGATAAAAAATACTTTCCAAAGTTAAGAAGTATTATCAAAAAATTAAGAACTGAATACGAAATACCTCAATTAGACTAGGACTTATATGCTTACAATAATCATAACATTTTTAAGTGCCATTTCTATATCTGTAATAGCCGCTGGTTATTCTATTATGGGATTGGCTACTTTATTCGCAGGTGCAGTTGTACCTATTATTGCTATGGGTAGTGCGTTAGAAGTTGGTAAACTTGTAGCCGCCTCATGGCTGTATAATAATTGGCGCAATGAACTTGTACCAAGAACTATAAAGGCATACTTAACATTTGCCGTTATAGTATTAATCTTTATTACCTCTATGGGTATATTTGGTTTTCTATCAAAAGCACACCTAGACCAAGTGCAACCTACATCATCTAATAATATTAAGATTGAATTGATTGATAATCAAATAAAACAACAAGAATTAATTATAACAAGAGCAAATAAAACTCTTTCATTGTTAGATAGTACACTAGAAAAATATGTTGACATGGAATATGTCACTAGAGGTTTAAAAGAACGAGAAAAACAAAAACCAGAGCGTGACGCATTAACATTAGCAATTAATAATGCTAGTGATACTATTGCGGAATTATCAGACCAAAAAGGTGCATTACAATTAGAACAAGATAAGATAGAGGCCGAAGTAGGACCAATTAAATATATTGCAGAATTAATTTATGGTGATGAGGCAAAAGACCATTTTGA